TAATCAATTTAGAGAGCTAACTTCTAAACAACAAGAGGCAGATAGTATTAATATAGAGCAAGAGAGAAAAACTCTTGGGCCCAATGCTGATCAAGTCATTCAAGGAATTTCTACTTGGGGTAAAGGATTAGTATCTAAAGGAGTATGGAGTGAAAGTGATTTTGAAGAATTTAAAATCTTTGCTGCTACTGCTAATGGTATTAATGCTTTAAATAAAGTTCGTAAATATTATGGAGAGAATACCATACCAACAGCTCCTATTAGTGCTGATGGAATGCCAAGTAAAGATGAGCTTTATGAAATGATTAANGATCCTAAATATAAAACAGACGCATCATTTAGAAGAAAAGTAGAAGAACATTTTGCTAAAGCATTCCCTGGTACTGCTACAAGTACAGGGGAAATCTAATGAGAAAGAAAAAAGGTAATGGTGTTATCTGGCATATTTATCATACTATTCTTGCAATCGAATTAGGTTTAGTGGTTATTATTGAGTTTATAGAATTAATGAAAAATATTTAATTTTACCCCTTTACATTTGTTTTAAAATTTAATATCTATCATAATTGAAGATAACCGAATTTTCTTTTGGCCTTCTGGCTGGTGGGTAAAGACACCATTTTCAGCCTGGCTTTTCCAGACAACTGATAGTTTATTAATAATGTTTAATTTAAGGAGAAAACGATGGCACAATCGATAACAAATGCTTTTGTAACTCTTTTCGATGCAGAAGTTAAACAGGCTTTTCAAGCAGAAAGTGTCTTGAGAAGTGCTGTTAGATTAAGATCTGGTGTATCTGGAAATACTTATAAATTTCCAAAACTAGGTAAAGGATCTGCTACTGTTAGAATACCTCAAACTGATGTAACTCCATTGAATGTAACTTACTCACAAGTTACAGCTACAATGTCAGATTACAATGCAGCAGAGTATTCAGATATATTTCATCAAGCTAAAGTTAATTTTGATGAAAGATCGGAATTAGTACAAGTAGTATCGAAAGCTATTGGCCGAAGATTAGACCAACTTATCATAGATGCTCTTGCTGGAGCCTCTTCACCAAACACAGTTGCAAACACAATCGTAACATCTGGTACTGCTGCTGCATCAAACTTGAATGTTGGAAAGCTCATTGCTGCTAAAAAAGCAATGGATGCTAAAAATGTTCCATTAGATGACAGACATATCTTGATCCACGCAAATTCATTAGCTGGTTTATTAGCTGATGAAAGAGCAATAAGTGGCGACTATGCTGCAATTAAAGGACTTGTTTCTGGGGATATTAATACTTTCCTTGGTTTCAAATTCATAACTATTGGTGATAGAGATGAAGGTGGATTATCTATTGATGGTTCAAGCGACAGAAATGTTTATGCTTTCCATAGATCTGCTATTGGTATGGCCGAAAATATGGCCCAAAAAACAGAGATTAATTATGTTCCAGAGAAAACTTCTTTCTTGGTGAACAGTATGTTCTCTGCTGGATCAATCGCAATCGATGACGAAGGTATAACTAAAGTAACTTGTCGTGAATAATTTATAGGGGGATATTTATATGGCATACGCATCATCTGGATTGACACCTATAGGTGGTCAATCTAAAGCTGGTAACGCACCACAAATGTGGGCTTACACTTCTGNNGANGCAATCGCTACAGTAAATACTGCTGGATATTTTAATTCAGCTAGTGATTTACTTAAAGTTGGCGACTTGATGTATATTCGTGATAGCAACACACCTACTGCTAGTTTGGTAATAGTATTATCAAACGCATCTGGTGTTGTTGATGTTTCAGATGGTACAGCAATTTCAGTTGCAGACGCAGACTAATAGTAATAAGAAGGGGTAGGCCCAATAAAAGGGCCTATCCTTAAAAAGGAATATGAATTGAAAATATGGCAAGTGGCGATACAAATGTAACGATAAGTAACCAAGCTCTAAATTTATTAGGAGCTGATATTATTTCATCATTTAGTGATACAACTAATGATGCTGCTGCTGTATGTAATAACATTTACGAAACAGTTAAAAGACAAACTCTATCAATGTATCAATGGAGCTTTGCATTTACAAAATTACAATTATCACAATCTTCAACATCTCCGATAGGTGAGTGGACTTATCGATATGATTTACCTTCTACTGCTGTAGCCGGACAACCATTCCAAGTTTANAATACAANTAGCACTTATGCTAAACCTATTAGAACTTTTGAAATTTTTTATACTACTTCTGGCCCAGCTATATTTACAAATGAAAAAACAATTTATATTGATTATATAACAAGTGCAGTAACAGAGGGATTGATGCCTTCTTATTTTGTGCAGCTACTTGTTTATATGATGGCTTGGCATTTAGCCGAACCGGTAACAGATCAAATAAGCAAAGCAGATTATTGGAAGAATGTAGCAATAGGCCCTGTTACTGAAAATGGAAGGGGTGGATATTTTAGACAGGCTTGTAACGCAGACGCAAGAGGAAAGCCTCCATACGAAATTTTAGAATTTCCATTAACAGATGTTAGATAATGAGCAGAGTAGTAGGAATACAATCCAATTTCACAACAGGAGAAGTTGATCCATTACTTCATTCTCGTATTGACATTGAACAATATTACAACGCATTAGCTCAAGCTAGAAATGTTTTAATTCAGCCTCAAGGTGGAGTAACTCGTAGGCCAGGACTACAGTATGTTGGAGAGATACCATCTGCTGCTACTCCTCAAAATGGATGTCGATTAGTTCCTTTTGAATATTCAACAACACAAAGTTATATGCTGTTATTTACGAATAACAGAATGTATATTTATAAAGATAAAGTTCTTCAAACAAATATTAACAGTTCTGGTAATAATTATTTAACTACAACGATTGGTACAGCAAATATTTCAACATTAGATTATACACAATCTGCTGATACTTTAATTATAGTACAAGAAGATATGGCTCCTAAAAAAATAGTAAGAGGAGCTAATCATACATCTTGGACAATTTCTAATATTACTTTTGATCATACACCTAAATATGCTTTTAGCTTATCAACTTCAAATCCAGCTCAAACATTAACTCCAAGTGCTGTTGATGGTAATATTACATTAACTGCTGGTGGATCTGTTTTTGCCTCCGGCAATGTAGGAGATTATGTTGAGGCTAATGATGGACTTGGTAGAGCAAGAATTACAGGATATACTTCTGGAACAGAAGTTGAGGCAGTAGTTGAAATTCCTTTTTTTAATACAAGTGCAATCGCATCTGGTTCCTGGTTTTTAGAAGTAGATTATGTGGCTACCTGGAGTTCAACTTATGGCTACCCAAGATCGGTAACTTTCCACGAAGGAAGGTTATGGTTCGGTGGTTCTAAATCAAGACCAAATACTATATGGGGTTCTCGTGTTGGAGATTATTTTGATTTTAATCCTGGAGAAGGATTAGATGATGATAGTATAGAGGCAACACTAGCAACAGATAGTGTTAATGCAATTACCGGTATGTTTTCTGGTAGAGATTTACAAGTGTTCACTAAAGGTGGTGAATTTTTCTTACCCCAATCTGATTTAGATCCAATCACACCATCCAATGTTGTAGTACAAACTGCAACTCGAAGAGGATCTAAAGAAGGTATCAAGCCGGTGGGAGCAGAGAGTGGTACTCTTTTTATCCAAAGATCCGGAAAATCATTGAGAGAATTTTTATTTAGTGATGTAGAGCTCTCGTACATTTCTAACAATATTTCTCTATTGAGCTCTCACCTACTTGTTACTCCTAGTGATATGGCTTTAAGAAAAGCTACATCAACTGATGATGGTGATTTATTATTAATAGTTAATTCATACGATGGATCTCTTGCTACTTATTCTATTTTAAAAGGACAGAATGTAATAGCTCCTTCACTTTGCACAACTGATGGATCTTTTATAAATGTAGCTGTTGATGTTGATGTAGTTTATTTTGTAGTTAAAAGAACAGTTAATAGTGCAACAAAATATTATATAGAATGTTTTAATGATGATTACACTACAGATGCTGCTGTTCAATATACTGTAACAGCCGGTAATCTTCCTGGATCAACATCTGTATCTGGGCTTGGACATTTAGAAGGTAAGACAGTTAAAATTGCTGCTGATGATGCAATGCAAAATGATAAGACAGTTTCTTCTGGAGCAATCACAACTGATAGCACAGCAAGTGTTTTTATGGAGATAGGAATAGATTATACTCCAACTATTAAAACAATGCCTGTCGAATTAAAATTACCAAGTGGTAATGTTGTAGCTCAAAAGAAAAGAATAGTAGAAACAACAGCTCAATTATATTTATCGCAAAATATGACAATCAATGGTAATGATATGCCATTTACTGCTGCAACTTTTTTTACAGGAAAGAGGAGNAGAAAACCTATGTTAGGATTTGATCGAATGGGCCAGATAACAATTTCCCAATCTGCTCCATTATTTTTTACATTATTGGGATTAGAATATAAAGTGAGTGTAGGACAATAATGGCTTGGTGGACAGTAGTAGCAGTAGCATCAAGTGCCATGAAGGCTTATGGCACATATATGCAAGGTATGGCAACTAAAGCCTACTATGATGCTCAAGCAGATATTTCATTATTACAATACAAAGAAAAAAGAATTGAGGCTAAAGAAAAAGGAATTGAGGCTTTAGAATTAACTAACCAAACTTTATCAGCTATTATTGCTAAAGGAGCTGCTGGAGGTATGCTAACTAACGAAGGATCTGTAATGGTCAATCAATTAGTTACATTAAGATCTGGTTCAGAAGATTATGGTTTAGCCGGTATCAACCAGGAGCTTATACAAAATTTAGGTATTGTTGAATTTACCAATCTTAAAACTGCTGGTTCATACGCAAAAAAATTTGGAATTATGAATGCTATATTTGGTTTAGGTACAGATATAGGAACAATGGGAATGACCGGAGTTTGGGATGCAAAAGCTGCAACAACAACAACACAATTAAAAGGACATACAACAGGTACATCAGTTAATTGGAAACCTCCTAAATAATTATGGCAAAAGAAAGAAAAATATATAGAGGTGGATTAGTAGAAGGAGTATCAATTCCAAATGTTAATACACCACAATTTCAAGTCCAGGCATCTGGATGGCAAAGTCTTAACCAAAGACTAGATGCTATTAATACATTTGCTGTAAAAGGTTTAAATGTTGAGATGGAAGAAAAGGGTAAAAAGTTTGCTGCTGAAAATGCTATCTCTTTAGAACAATTCTTAACTGCAAATCCTACTGATAGAGAAAATTTAGTAGGTGGAAATAAAACAACTACATTTGGAAAAGCTATTAGAGCTACTCATATCAATATGTTGGCTGGAGATATGGCTATTCAAGCTCAATCAGATTTTATGAATTTAAAAATAGAGGCTCATCTTTTACAAACCAAAGGTACTCCAATGTCATTAGATGCGTTTAAACAAAGATTAAATGCTATTGTAGATGGATACTCTGATGCTTTATTACCTTTAGATGCAGATGCAGCAATAGCAGCTAATGCAAAACTAGCCACTACTGCCAACTCTTATTATAGTTCTTATTCAGATGGTTTAATTAAAGATCACACAAAGAAAAAGAATGCTGTTACTGTTTCTTATGGTAATGATCAAATTGACAGAATAGCAAATATGGTTGGTTTAGGTACAGAGATTGAAATAGTTGTTGGAGATAAAACAGTTAAAATTCCTTTAGATCAATTTCTACAAGCAGAAAAAATTAGAATAAGACAAGAGATGATTGATGCTGGTGCATCTGCTCAACAAATAACTACTTGGGAAAATAATTGGGATGCAGAAGTTCTACAACAAAAAAAGAATTGGTTATTCTCACAATATGTAGATACAGAAGATAATTATAATAAAGGTGTTGCTCATCAAAATTTAATCTGGGAAGAAGTTAGAAAAGGAACATTTAGAATTATTCCTAAAAAAGAGGATTATCCAGAA